GCATCGAGCGCGACCGGATACAGCGGCGCATCGAGCGCGACCGGATACAGCGGCGCATCGAGCGCGACCGGATACAGCGGCGCATCGAGCGCGACCGGAGACAGAGGCGCATCGAGCGCGACCGGATACAGCGGCGCATCGAGCGCGACCGGATACAGCGGCGCATCGAGCGCGACCGGATACAGCGGCGCATCGAGCGCGACCGGATACAGCGGCGCATCGAGCGCGACCGGAGACAGCGGCGCATCGAGCGCGACCGGATACAGAGGCGCATCGAGCGCGACCGGGTTGGCCTCGGTAGCCGTAGCGACTGGCCTTTACAGCAGAGCGCGTGGTGGTGAATATGGCTGTATCGCCCTTGCGTGGTGGAACGAAAAAGAACAGCGTTCAGAAATGCGTTGCGCGTTGACTGGGCAAGGAGAAGGAAGTCTAAAGCCTAACGTGTGGTATGAATTGGATGCGAAAGGAAATTTCGTAGAAGTTTCGTGATCTTCGCGGCCCCTCTGCTATCCCGTCCTGGGGTGGCTCTCCGGGTTGCAAGCGTTGGCTAATCACCTCGGAGGCAGTACGTCAAGCTGCCTCACCGCAACACTTCATTCATAAACGTTGCAGCTTTGTCCTGTGGATGCTCTTTGATAAAAGCCCTCCACTGCTTTTCGTTGTCGTCTTTGAAACTGCTCACATTGAGAATGTAATCGCGCATCTCTGCGGAGATCTCAAGCGCTCTCTCAAGCGGTAATGCGAAACTCAGCCTCAGCGCCGCAAGAGCATTTCACTTTACCTGAAACTTCAGCGCCCCAGTAGTGACGACGGTAGCGTGATGGAGTGTTAGGCTTCCCATCGTAGCGGTCCGTATTGCTGGCGTCCTCATCTACAACTTCGACTTCGTGATCCTTCGCGTCCGTGTGCTCAAGTGGTACATCAACGTCGAAGTCTGGATTCGCTTCCGCCATCTCCGTACCGCACTCGCCACAGGTGAGGATTAGGCGGACATTGCCGCTGACTACCGCGCCGACTGGCTTCTCCTCTTCCATCACCAATTCTGCGTTCACGTCCAATTCAACATCGCCTTGCTCATATGGTACGAACTTGTTGCAATCAGGACACCGCGCCACTGGACACCTCTTCTTTCTGCTTGGCTTGCACCTCTTCTGGCTCATCGCCAAACTGGAGATTGAAAACGATTGTGTAGAATTGTTTGCGACTGCCCGTCATCGCCTTGTAGATTGCTTTTCCGCTCTCATCGGAACCACAGCCCGGTACGCGCCATGTCCGCGTTTCTTTCAGCACTATTGCTTTCCTGATCGGGTCGTCAACGACTTCGACGCCTTCCGTGTCCTCCAGCGTCCAGTCAACGAGCACTTCTGTGGTAGTAAAATTCTTGCTTACGTGTGTTACTGGCTCTTTCGCCACTTGGCCGGTCAAGATTAGTTTGTGCCTTTTCAGTAGTGGATTCACTACTGCCAACACGTCCTCTATCTTGACGTAGCTATACAGCGGTTTGTTTGGGTCAGTCGATTCGCCTACGCCGTTTCGCTCGATTGCGGAGCAACGCTGTGTAATAGCAAATATCTTTTCGCTCAGAGTTAACTTTTTGGCTGGCATGTACACCTTTCGGTTTCCAGATTGCAGGTGAGGCAAAACCGTACACCGTTCTCCACGCCCACGGTGAAAGGTTCGGGCTTGCGCTGGTAGTGCTCTTTCAGTCGCCAAGTGCGGATCATGCGCGAGTGACTTTCCGCTCTTTTGCTACGAACGAATCCCATCAACTCCCACTTGCGCGTGAGGAACAATCGGCCTAGAGCGTTGCCCACTTTTAGCGGTCGCTGGTAGTGCTTCTCGAACTCTGCGCGGACATCATCGGCGGTCACTAAGTTTCCGCCCATTCCCAACATTTCCGCTACGAGTTGCGCTCGCATCATCTCCGGGCCGTGCTTCGCTACCGCCTTCTCGATCCCGACCAGTTTCAACTGTTCGCCAGTTTGAGCCATTCTTTTACCCTCTCTTCGTTTCCACAGCAGCGCATTGGTACGTCATTGTAGATATATGAAACGATGTCGAATAGGGCGTAACGATTCTGCATGTCGGCCCGTGCGAAAGATTTCTCTAGATTATTCTCTAACACAGCGCGAAGGAATCCTCCTGGTTCAATGTGGTGTTGAACATATCGGTCCAACGATTCCAAAACGAGTGGCGGAACGCGGTCGCGTAAGGTTGATTTAGTCGGCATCGCACTTTCTCCCGAGGCTATGCATTACTTTCCCAGTTCTCGCTATCTCGCGTGCGTACAGCGCAAGTGCTACTTGCAGCGGGTCGTCGTTCGGCGTGCAGGCTGCTCGCATCGCTCTATCGCTTCTCGCGTCCAACGCTTTTTGAAGTCCTTCTGAGACGGCCAAATTGGAGCACGGTGGATAAGTGAGTGGATAAGTGAATCCCTTTCTCGCTTCGGCTACAGTGCCGAGGTCATTTGTAAGGCGTGATCCTTCTTTGATCGCTTCGTAGGCTTGGCAGCCGCATGGCCCCGAAGCTACCAATCCACCGCAATTCGTTCCTTCAATCCACACGTCTCCGCGCTCGATCTCGCAGCCGTGTTTGCCGTGTGCGGAAATTGCATGACCGCAATCCTCGCAATTCTTCTTGGTCAGTGATTCGATGCGCTCCTGCGGGTCTTGGCCGAAGTACGTTGCTAGGTCTACTTCTTTGTCGAAGTCTTCCATCATTCCCTCCCGTTATATGAAACCTCCCACTAGGAAGCTAGCGAGTCTGCATCCAGTCTGGTCGCGGAGCGGATAAATCTTCGCGGCACGCCCTTTAGCGTTCTGGCTAGCTCCCGAGTGGGAAGTTTCGGACATGGGCCAACAATACGCGCAGCAAAATGCTCTGTCAAGTACCAAAATAAAAACAGTACTTGACTTTCCAGAAACAACCTGCGAAAGTGACGCGTATGGACAGAAGGAGAGCGTGGCAGTTAAAGAAACAAGCAGCGGGAAAGTGTATCCGCTGTGGAAAGCGCAAGAGTAATGGCAAGACGATGTGTCGCCCATGCCGAAAGCGCCATAACGAACTCAGGAAGGTAGCATGAAGAAGAAGGACCATCGCAGCCAAGCTCAAATACTTCTCGGAATCCACATCCGAGAATTGAGTAAGTTTCTGCGTATCGAGTACGAGTTCCGCTTCCACGGCGGACGCCAGTGGAAAGCTGATGTTTACCTCCCCGATCTGAAATTGTTAATCGAGTGCGACGGTGGCCTGTATCCCGGAGGAAAAGGGCACAAGCGGGGGGATGCGTTGGCCGATGATTACATGAAGCAGAATGTCGCCCAAATGCTAGGTTACAGGCTGTTACGCTTCTCTAATCAGCAGGTAGCACAGGGAGAGGCTAAAGAGTTCCTGAGAACGTGGGGGATAGGAGACAAGCCATGAACAACCACTGGGAAGCCGCACAGAGGCAGCGAAACTACGTGGAAGGCTTGCGGGCCGTAGCCGAGCGAGAAAGGCGTGCAGCGGTCGCTGCTATGCGGCTGGACGCGGCATTGCGCTACGGCCTACGCCTCGCTGGGGCGATTATCGGAATTGGGGTAGTACTCTGGGTACTGTCTACGGTCCACTTTTAGCCGACGCCGGGGCGCTGAGTCCGCGCCAGAAGGGGGCAGGGGGATGGACAACCGGGAGTTCTTGCAAGCGTTGCTTGATTGGCGGGGCGATGGCTCAAAGGTCTGCTCTCGCTGTGGATGCTGTGAAGTTGTCGCGCAAGAATGCGAGCAATGCGATGAGGGGCTAGATGGGCACGATTGCGGGGAAGATTGCTGCTGCTGTGAAGATCCCGAGTCGAATATGCCCTGCGAATTTTGCAGAGGGCGAGGATATTTTGAAGTTTGCCTAGGTCGATGCGACAACGATGGAAAACACAGCGCCGCCGTCCAGCGGCCCAGCGGGGGCGAGGGGTGAGGGGAGTTTTTGGGGGTGAACCTGAGTCGCCTAGGCGCTCGGCTTTCGGCTACTGCCCATTTGGATTTTGTAGCAAGTTCAGTCGAAAAGGAGAAAAACGATGAGACTGAGTACAGCAATTGCTTTGGGCAGGACGGTGATTGAGCAGACAGACCCGCATTCCTTTTGCGGATGCGCTTTGGCGATGGGCCTGCTAGGAGTCGGCAAAGAACCATGTGTTGCTGACCTAAAGCAGCCATTCAGTATCAAAGCCGCCCAAGCGAGTCTGGTTTGGCGGCAAACGCAATGTATTGTATGGCCTTGGCTCAATGAAAATCGCCCTTTCCCAGAAGGCTTGCTGTCCACAAACGGCGTTGCGGCATCCTGCGAACTGCCAGCCCTTAACCTTGTCAGCGATTTGTTTTTCGCCGTCGAGCGCAAGAAAATTACCCTCGACCAGCTCATCGACTGGGTTCGCTCGGTTGAGCCACCTGAACTTGAGGAAGCTGCAAATGGCGATAGCGCCCAAACGATCGCGGCCACAAACCCGGTTTGCCCCCAAAAGATTTTTCGCTAAAAGGAGCCTTTTCCATGCCCAATCCGACTTCCCCCAGCAAACGAGAGGTGACGCGACATGAACTAGACGCCCACTATAGCGAGTGTCGAGGTGTGAGGTCAATTTGGCATTTAGTCTGCAATCATTGCGATTTCATGGCCTCGCCAGTCTTCAGCATGGGCAATTTTGGGCGAGTGGCAAACATGCGAAAGAGAATGCGGGAACACGTTCGAGATAAACACATCGCAGCACTGGAGGCCAAGTGAGCACCCCCAGCAAACGAGCAGCGGGCGGGTTGGAAGCGCTGCAGGCTGAGTGGCGCGAAAAGGAAGGCGCTGGCTGCGACCATGATGATTTTTGCTGTCACGGAGTATGCGCCGACGCACTGGCCCCGCACATAGCAGCGGTGCGGGAAGCTCACGACTTCCTGCGCGACCTGGGCGCATCCAACACCGCCGAGGCCGAGAAGCGCGATGCTATATACCGCGCAGAAGATAACAGGGGCCCGGAATCGTGGGGATTCACGGCGAGAGCGTGCGAAGAAGGCAGGAAGCTGCTGGCCGCGATTCTAGGCGAGCCGGGAGGTAGCCGATGACAAAGCACGGGAGTAAGCGGCGATGCGGGAGTTGTGGTCGGGAGATTCGCGCAAGCGAGCATCCCAACGTCAGATTTTGCAGCGAGAAATGCTCGTTGCTGGCGAGGACGCGGAAAGGGTGACGGATGGCAATGACGAAAGTAGATTTTCCGCATGATGAACCAGAGTTTCGCGGAGCGTGGTCTCAGTGTGCTGGACGGCGTGCGGCATTGGGTGAAGTTGTTGGAACGATTAATCAGCGTGCAGCGCAAGCGTTCCTGAACGATAACCCAGTTGCCCACGAATTACGTTCGCTGGCAAAAGAGTTCGAGAAACGTGAACGCGAGGCGAGTGAGGATTTGCAGGCATATATTGCTGAATCCCAGCGGAGACGGTGAGCGGTGCGGAAAGACGTTCGAGAAAGTTAAAGGAGATACAAAAATGGTGACTATACCGATGATTCTGTTTTTGGCCGCATTGCAGGTGCAAGCCCAGGACTGCCCCATAACGCAACCTTGCTGGGAGCCGCCCGTGGAGTATCGCTGCCACAAGGTGGCGGACCCCGGACCCGATGGAGACTACATTGTTTGTCCAGTGATTCCGCGTGATCCGAGATACGACCACGGCGCGAATGTAGTCAATTACTGGTGAGGGACTCCATGACTCCTCTTGAGCGTGCAGCGAAGTTGGTAGGCTGGGTCCGTAACGACCCGCCGTGGCTCTACAACTTACGCTGGCGGTGGATTGTGTGGAAGGCGTGGCTTCTGGAGTTGCTGCGAAAGGAAACGGAACGATGACAAAGGAACTGCGGGAAGTGAAAGAGGTAAAAGTGCCGAGCCTATGGAAGTTCGACCCTTGCAAAAAGCACGAAGATTACGTTGTGGGTTGCGGTGGGTGCGAGGAAGAGGTGCTAACGGCGAGATTGGAAAAGGCTTACCTTGCTGGCCATGCCGCCGCCCTCGCAGAGAAGCCAGCCGAGCGGCCAGCGGAACAGTTGCGAGAGGAGATACGAAATGCGCTTATCTGCGACAAAACGACGGGAGCAGGAGATTATGACGAAGCGGTCGAATACGCCGATAGAATTGTCGGCAAAGCAGCGAAAAATCCTTCGCAAAATACTCAAAACAAGCCCGGCGCTGGATTACTTTTGGATGCGGTAGCCGCCGAGCGGCCAGGTTTGCGCGGAATTATGAATGGCCTGATTGATTCAGCAAACGAGGCCATAGAAAAGGCAGAGCGCGCCGAGCGGCCACAGCTATCGGCGGAGCAGGTCACGCCCGAGCATTTGGAAACGCTCTTGGCTGGGCGTTTTGGAATTTCCAGCGTAACTGGAGCCGACGATTTGCAGTGGCTAGCGGATCAACTCAATAAATTGCTGGCCCTGCTCACCGGAGTAGCGGAGAAGGTGCCGCCAGAGAGTTCGGTTGAGTTAGCCACTCACAACGCAGAGGGGGATACCGTTGGCACCGGAGATTTGTCTAATCCTCCTCTGACCGAGCGTTCGGTCAGTGTGCGCTATTGCGGACATGAAGCTCGCCATGACCGACCTACCAGCAGGAGACGACCCTGACGATATAGATGATCCTGACTGGTTCGATGACCTGATGAACTTGTGGTGGGCATTGCTGGGTAACACGGGGCAATAAGAGTTCTTGTAGAAGTTGGGCCAAAAGACTAAAGTGACGAAAAGGGAGAAAACTATGAATCGCAGACAATTTGCAGGGCATTTGGTAGGTGGTGTAGCAGGACTGGCTTTGGCTGGAACTTCGCTCACGCTCGAAGGTTGCAGCGCGTTAAACGAGCTTGAAACTTGGGTTCCAGTAGGGCTGACGGCCTTTGATGGCATTGCTTCGATTGTGGATGGGCCGTTCACCGCCATTGCTACCACGGTAGACAACCTGTGGGCGGCAGTGCAGAACGCCATCAACCTCTACCAGCACTCGACTGATCCGCAGAACACCCGCTTGGACAAGATCATCGCCACGCTCGACGCGCTCTCAGGCGGCCTGACTCAGGCTCTTGCTGCTCTGCCAGTTAGTATCCCTGCCGCCGTTCTGTCCGCTGCCAAGCTGGGCCTTTCCCTGCTGATTGCCACGCTGGTTAGCATTCGCAACAAGTTGCAGCCAGTTACACCACCACCGCCTGCGGCCATGAAAGCGGCTATTGGAGTTGCTCCAGCGAAGTCAACGAAGGATTTCGTAAACAAGTTTAACGCAATCATGGCCGCGAACGGCCAGACGTTGCGGGTGAAGTAATGAAGTTCGGAAAGCTACCAGCCGTCCGTAGTCTCAAGATGGCTTCAATGTCAAACCACATGAACATGAAACTGGTCAAATCCCGCCCTGTACGGGCATGGGAACGGGACATAGTTCTTGGGATGTTGGGCAACGATAGAATCGGGCTTTGCACTGTGGCCGCAATGTACCACCTGCGAATGACCCAACGGTCTGTAGCCAGAGCGGGAAGCCCACTTCTCGTAACAGACGAGGAAGCGATAGCCGATTACTCCGCTATCACGGGATACGATGGGACGGAAGCAACGGACAATGGGGCAGTTTGCCTCGACGTAATCAACTGGTACAAAGCCAAAGGAATTATTCTTGGCGCAGCCAGCGTTGACGTTCAGAACATCGAAATGGTGAAAGCCGTCATCGACATCTTCGGAGGAATCTACACGGGATTCACCGTACCACAGTCGATGGTGGATGAGATGAATCAGGGCATAGAGCCGACCTTTAGTTTTCTGCGAAACGACAAACCGACAAACGAAGGCCACTGCGTAAATTGGGAAGGGTATGGCTCCATCGGCTCGGCCCTAGATTCCTGGGGAAAAGTCTACAGGACAGTGTGGGAGTTCTGGCAGCAATGGGTGACGGAAGCCTACGCTATCGTAACTCCCGATTGGATTAAGGCCAGCGGGACCTCGCCAAGCGGCCTCGATAGTACAGGACTCTTGCAAGAATTGGGAGCGGTGTAGTGTGTTCAGCCACGACGACAAGGACATTTTACGCCTGCTTCACAAGATTCTGACTATACTGGAGCGGGTGTTCGCAGTCACAGACTTTCAGCTATTTCAAAGAATAGGAGACTTTGTAACCATGATTACCGGAGTACAAGCAGGAGCAACAGGAACTTTTCAGATCGGTTTTGTTCCACCTAACGGTGTGCCGCTTCCTTCGCCGCCCACTGTGACGGTGGATGACACGCTTGTAACGCTAGGACCTGTGTCTACAGATGGTTTGTTTACGTTCACCGCTGCTGTGGCGGCGACGGATGTAGCAAAATCATTTAATGTCACAGTTTCAGGAACCAACGCAGCGGGAACGGCACTCAGTCACACTTTCAACGTGCCTATAATTGCAGCCGCTCCGCCGCAAATCACAGACTTTACCCTCAATCAACTTTCGTAGCCGCAGGTTGGACTACAGAAAGGAGTAAGTGGTATGCAGGGAGCCGGTGGTCATTCCTAGGGGACTCACCTCCTACTGGCTCCCTCTTTTTTGTTATGCGCCTTACTCTTCAACGCGGAATCCCCGCCAAAGTCTCGGTCCCCGGAGAACTGTTTTTTGGCGGTGAGCACGAAGCATTCACGCTGGAACGTATTGCAGTCGTAATCCCATCGGGTGTTTACAAACTCGGATTGTATCCTTCGCCGCACTTCAATCGGCTGATGCCGATTCTTTTGGACGTACCGGGACGCAGCGACATCTTGCTTCATTGGGGAAATTATCCGCAGAACAGCGACGGGTGTATTTTGGTAGGTGAACAGCGCGATTTGGCCAGTGAAGAGATATTCTCAACGCGAGAAGCGTTCAACGAACTGTTTCCGCTCATCCAAGCAGGCGTGAATACCGAAGGTTGCGAGATTGAAATTCTTGATGCTCCACGGACGAACGAGTATGAGGATGACTTATGAGTGACGACCGGCTAAAGATCGTGCCTGGCTATTCCTTCGGATTTACTGTGCTCGTTGTCTACTTTGCGCTCGCTCTCGCTATGGCACTCGGCAAGGTTCAGCAAGATACCAGTTATGGACTAGACATGGTGCTGACCGCTATGGGTCCACTGGGCGGTCTGTTCTGCGGCTGGGCGTTTGGGAAGTCGAAAATAGGCGGTATATCGTCAGGAGCAAGCTCAGTGACATTCCATACGTAGCGGCGATCTTTGACAAAGTATCCATCAGCGTTCTCCGCTGTAGCTGTCAGGCCATCACCTTCGCAGGTCGCTACCGAGGGATTCGCAACTGTGCAGGTTGTCTTGTAGACTTCTCCATCTTTGGGCGGGTGGCTCATCAATCGTCTCCATTCAGAGGGATGTCGTGCTTCTCAGCGTATTCCTTCCACATGGCCTTGAACTTCCAGTCCTGATTCCCTTGGGCCTTGGCTTCTTTACGGTCCTTGCGCCAAACCATGATGAGATAAGTTAACACGTTGAATGCCGCACTTACAAAAAGGATTTGGTCTGAGTTCAGTTGCGGCATTAGGTCCCCCTATTTTTTCAGCAATGCCCACGCTGCCATCAGCATCCCAGCAATCGAAATATACAATGGAACCTTTGACGCGATCAGTTCAATGGCTTTATCGCGCTGCCGGAACATCTCATCTGTCAGCCGCCTTTCCGCTGCTACGGCTCGATCAACAAACTCTTTAGTGGCGGGTTCATCGGCCATACGCGTTGATTATCCAATTAACTGCCAAATGGCGCAACGGGATTCTTTGGCTCCTGTCCCTTGAAACGCAATGTCATTCCTCCCGATAGAATGAGACTCTCTCCGATGTGTGAGTAGTCCGTGTTGCCGTGAGCAAAATAAATTACACCGAGTCCCAGATAAATGAGATGGAGCGCGATTAAGTCGCCCCAATGGGCCTCGATGAAGTTCTTCACGGCTTTGGCGCAGTGGGTGTAATCGGTGACTTGACGTAGAACGTCACGACGACCGCTGCCAATCCATACCAGAACGATGCTCCGGGATGGTTGGCAACGTAGGCGTGTACGGTTGGAGCGGAATAGTTCCAAACCGCCATGCCCAAAGCAAGAACAGTGACCCAATGCAACTTCACGTAATCGACTATCTGTTGTATGTTCATGGTTGGTTCCTCCTAGCAGAAAGACCTATTGTTGGTGCTGGTGGCCCTGCGGCATTCATCGTTAGTAGTAAAGAATCAAAAGTAGCAGGCGTGTTATCGCCAAACGTGGCGGTATCGGACCATGCCTGCGGGTTGCCTGCGGGAGCTTGTGCCTGCACTTGGAACGTGCAGCTTGAGTCGGGTGTCAGCGTAAAGCCTACGCCGGGAGTGCTGGAATTTATCGTAGCTGGCGTTCCGCAGGTATTGTTGACGAGCGAGAAGACGGGGATGTGTAAAAGCACGGAACTCACGACTAGGTTAGCTGTGCCGGTGTTTGTGAGCGTAATTGTCGCTGTTGGGTTGCTGGTAAAGCCGACAGGAACTTGTCCTATGTTCACGGGGTTTACTGAGAATGTGGCAACAGGTGCGGAAGTGGCAGTTACGAGTGGATGCGGATAGGTGTAAGGCGTATAGAACGATGTCCAGGTATTGGTTGCGGTGCATTTATACCAAGTGCCTTGAGAGCCTTGGTCGGTAGCATAGTAGCCGACCCCGCTGGTTCCTGCTCCGAAGGCGTTTTCAGTTGTATTGCTGGTGCAAGTAGTTGGCCGGTTGGCGAGCGTGCCCCATCCCGTTCCTGTGGTTCCATTAAAAGGCGTAGTGGCATTTGATTGCGCCGTGTTTCCAACTTCATCGAACCACTCGCGCTGGGATTGCATGTGGGCTGAGAAGTAATCGAGCACACCTCCGACGCTTCCAAACTTCATGGGCAGGATTGCGCCGTTATCTTGGAAGAGATTGTTTGCTGCATAGATGGGCTGGATATTTCCAGCGAGGTCGCGCCCTGGTTGGTTGCCGCAAGGATACCCGCGATAGGTAGCGATTGGAGAACGGTTGCCATCCGGGGCCGTTGTTGCCCATACAACCGTAGCAGGAGAAGCCACGGTGCCGTCACACTGCGGAGCAGAGCCATCCTGTGAGGAGAAGTTGGCGGTGGCTGTAGCACCAGACTCATTCACTTGCGTCAAAAGGCTTTTAGTGGTGATCCCGACTAGTGTTGTAGCTGTAGATGACGTGATTTGCGTGAAGGTATTGTTCCCGGCGTTCACGAAACCGCTGAAGTTGTACCAACCATGAGGAGCGGAAGCTAATCCAGTTCCGGTATACGTGATTGCACTTCCTGGGCCTACCGCAACCGCCGTAACAGAGAAAGTGTTGCCCGCCGTACCTGCCCCCCCACGATATTCCTGAAACTGAAAGCCATTGTTTGTGTGCCCGGAAGCAGGCATGCAGGTATTGTTGAATAGCATCACCGTCCCTGCGCCTTGCAGGTGAACCTGCTCATTGCAATCGCCTACTCCGGTAGTTGTATCCGTGATGGTGCTTGCATTGTTGTAGAACTCGAAGTTTATTGGACCGCCTAAATGAGTTTCCCCGTGATTGAGCCAGAGACAATTCAGCGCCACGTTATGCCGTATGACGTAAGGCCCGATCCAGTTATCGACGCAACCCTCGGCGCTAGTATTTCCCGTAGCGGCGAAGTTGAGGACATTGTTCTCCATGAAGGTGTTGTAAATTGTCCCCATTTGCGGTTGAGCGGGCTTGGGATTCGGGAAGTTGCCGACAGAAATCGCCATTGATAGCGTTGTCGGATTGACGTAGAGATTATGGTCAATCACTCCGTAGCAATTCATAATGATGGGAGGACCGGGAACACTGCCACAGAGGAACATCTGGGAGCCTGTTTTGGAATTGCGGAAGGTGTTATGGTCAAGGCGAAAACCGCCGTTCCCTGCTGGACCAGACATGGTGGCATTCTGACTGCCGTTGTAGCTGTCGAAGTAGATGGTTCCAAACGTGGGCTGAACGGTGGAACCGCCGCCATCGAAAGTGAATCCTGAGATGCGATAGAACTTAGTGTTATTCCCGCTGAGAGCATCTGTACCGAAAATCGTAGAAGAAGTCTGATTTGGAAAAGTTCCGCTTACATGAGCGTTGATAATACAAGCATTGGTTATAGCTCCGCCAGCTTCGAGATTCCCTGTACCTGATTCCGTTGCCGATCCGTTGGCATGAGTGAAATTAGCCTCGAACTGAGTGCTGCTTAGTCCAGTGGCAATAACTGTCATCGGATAATTGTTGAAGAACGTCGAAGTCCCAAAGGCAGAAAGAGTCACGGTCTGCCCAGCAACTAATGAATTAGCCGCTGTAAACGTGGCAACATTCGACGTGATCGACCACGCGGTAATTGAAATCGTTCCTATTGGATAGGGAGTAGCGCATTGGACTGTTACACCTTTTGCGCTAGAGAACTTGGGGAAGATGATGTTCCCATACGTACCCGGCGAGAAGGTGATGACCGCCCCATCGGTGGCAGCGCTAATTGCCGCTGCTACATCGGCCGTAGTCGCTCCAGCCGCGCAAAGAAAAGCAACTGTACCGCTAGTGCTTGGACATAGAGTCTGAGCCTGCGAAACCGAGGCAAGAAGCAGTGGCAAAATAAGGAATAGTTTTCTCATCCTGGTATCAGTGCCACCCCAATCGCAGCCCAGAATCTAGTACCTGAATACGTCCAGCTCATCGTTGTACTGCCGCTGGCACCTTCGCTCGAGTTGCCAAACCCCCAGTTGTTTCCGCCCACGTTGTTACGCAAGAAGCGGGTAGTCTGGCCCGAGCCAACAGCAATTGGATTGACAAAGACTTGCGTAGTGTCCAGCACAACGTCATTAGCTACGGCATTCGATACGACAACCGCGGTTGGGGATAAGGCTGCGCTGCCCCCATTGTTGGCGGTAAATGGAGTGCGATTAGGCGTGACTTGATTGACGCCGAACCAACTGGAGGATTGCCCAATTAATGTGGAAATAGTTGCGCCCCAAGTACAGGAAACCGTGTTTGTGCCCGTAGTTGGATTTACGAGCTTGAAAGCCGCAACCGCATCTCCATTGCCTCCATCAATCTTTGAGGCCAGAAATGTCATGGAGACACTGTTATAAGTACAAGTCGCACTGGCCGCACCTGTGGTGGCAGCTCCCGCGAGAGAAACGTACAGGAAGGAATGCGAGCCTGCACCGACTGTGTGCGACCACGAAATGGTTGTGCCGCTGAAAACTACAGACGAATTTGCGAAAGCGTCTGGAGTGATGTTGACGCCTCCGCTGCTTACTCTGCGTCTAGCAGAAACGACTTCCTGCAACGAGCCGAGCAGGAAAATCAAGCAGCAAGCGATGGCCTTAAGCTGAATCAAAATGTGTACTCCACAATCATTGCAATGTGCGTTCCGGTCAGAGTCCCGCCCATTACCGGATCAATGCCGGTCCCCGTCGTCCAGCTTGCGTTGCTGACCGTTCCACTCGCACTCATGGCGTTGCTGTTCCCACAGGTTAGAGCGCCGGAAAGGATCGTTGTTCCTGTGCCGGATGCGCCGAAAGTTGGGTTCACGGTCGTTGTGTTCGCCGCGTTGTCGCTAAAGCACTTCACGGCGGTAATCGTGCGTGTCACGCCGGAATCGTTGTAGCAGGAGTTGTTTGAGATGGCGTCATCGCCAGAGGTCAGCACAAAAGACGACCCCGATCCGCCCCACAGTTCCATACAGGAGCCTTTGGTGTACTGGGCGGGCAGGTCGGCGGTTACGATGGCGCTGGGAACGTAAATACTCGGCACCGCCGTAGCGTGAAGTACCTGAGTCACTATAGTGGAAGTAGTGGTGGTTGTGGCAACATCGGAATCAGCGCCATTCGTTAAGCAGTGCGTGATCTTGGCGGTTGAATCGTATCCACACATGGAAGCTGCGCCCGCCGTGAATCCCCCTAATGTGGGAATCTTCCAAGTAGCTCCCGAGAAATCCTGTAAGCCTGTCCATGTATTGCCTGCGTTAAACAGAGCCGCATGACTTACTGCCGTCAGCATCGTATCGGTGATTTGGCAGTAAGATGGGAGTCCGGTACTGCTAACACAACGTCCCCAAACCGTGTTAGCCCCAGCGTTAGCGAGTGTAGCCGTGACTGCGCCAACTGAACTGCTGTTGTTATAAAGTGCTCCATCTCCAGACCATGAAGACACCGCCCCAGCAGCGCCGCAGTTGAATACACCAGCGACTACCGTTATGGCCGTTGTGCAACTGTTCGGAAACGCTCTTAGCGTTGGCACCGCTTCCGCAAAGTCATTCACACCATTTGACCAGAGCCAGCGTATCCAACTCGGCGGAGTTACGAATGACCCTGCGCCATTGATCGAGAAACCGCTAGCTGTTTCTGTAACTACGCCAGTGTTGATGTTGTCGAGGACGTTGAAATAATTCTGACTAAAGCAAAAACTGGCCGGGTTTCCAACTGTATAGGTTTGCGCTCCAGCGTTGCTCGCAGTAATCAGAAATCCGCGGTCGCATTGATAGTTGGCTGAACCTTCAACGTAGGTGGTTCCCGTTTGCGGATTGATAGGGATTCCTACAAGGTCACGCGTAGGAGCAACGGAAGAACTTGTAGGCGTCGGATAATGTAAAACGTAATCTCCAGCAATTGTTGGAGCATTCACACCGTTGAATGAGCACGTCCCTCCACCATTGTACTGAAAGGCATTTGTGATGCCGCCCGGAGCGCAACCACCGCCTCCACCTCCACCATTGCCTCCAGCATGGGCGTTTGTCCCATCGGCTGTGACGAATACGCCAGAACTGTTGGGAATGACAAAACTCCCTGTGGCTCCGTTGCCATAGAGCGTTCCTGAATCTATCGCCAACGTTGTCGTACCGGACTGGCTATAGACGAACCATGTCTGTCCGGCCAAAGCGTGAGGGACGGTGATCGTAGCTGTGCCAGTGATGTTGACTACGCCTTCGGAAGCGGTAAGCGTGTGGTTAGCGGAATACGTGGAATTCGCCAGATTCAAGCTGGGCAGGACGCATCCCCTATAAGATGGATTGGGGATGTTAGCTTGGGGGCATTGCATTAAATCGTGATTCATGCCAACACTTTGAACTAGCGGAGAATCGGTAAGCAAAGACACGCCTCCGCCGAATGTATTTCCGCTGATGACCGGCTGATTTCCTCCGAGCGGTGCGCCGGGATCTCTACCAGGCTGATTCGTTCCATTGATGATTAGCGATGAAAGATTAGCCCCCCCGTTAGAAGCACTGACAAATATAGGCTCTGCCCCGGAGTCTTGAATCATGTGCTCCAGATAAACCCAGCCAACCCTGCCTCCATTGGAAGCGTTAATTGTAACCAGTGGTGTGATAGGGCCTTGCCATTCATTCCCTTGCTTGATAGAGATATAGTTTGCACATGAGTTTGGAGGATTATTTGTGCATTCAAAATACAAACCGCGAAGCGAGCCAGTGATGTTATCAAAGTTGGTTTGGATGCTATCTCGGTTGATGTAGAGAGGAGCGGCGGTAGCTCCGATAACTTGAGATGGCCCACCAGTCCACCCCGTGTTGCGCCAATATCCGCCAAATGCTGCTTCATAGGCAAGATAACCAATCCCCATGCCGTCAGGAACATTGAAATGCACGTTCTCGGTCAACGTCTGATTGGCTGCGGTTGAATCGAATACTAGCATCTCTCCAGGACCGGAAGATGTGATGTAGAGATTCCGCATTGGAGCGCCTTTGCGCCAGATACAGGGATTTGCTCCTAAGCAAGTCCATTGCAAAAGAGTCTGTGTGCCAAAGCCGGGTATGGTTGAATGGATCGTGTCTTCGCCAGTTCCATTTAGGGCGGAGCGTGCTCCAGAAAGTTCAACCGTTTCTCCGGGGCAGAATGCGCCACCTATATTGGTGATTGAGTTCAAAACCAGATAAGAGCTTGTGACGTAACAGAGAACTCCACCTGAGCCATTTTCTAGTTGTGGCGGCATGTGGCATGACCCGCCACCGCCCGAGCTGGTTGTGTTCGATGCGGCCTCGCAAGCCGTAATCGCTGGTGCGCCATCGAAGCGGACGGGAAGAGATGTGGTGCTATTTGTAGCATTGGCCGCGAGAGTGAAAGTCGTTCCTGAGATGTTGGTGATCGAAGTCACCAGCATGTCATTGACGTTCGCTGCTGGAGGGGTCGTCGGAATGAACCACGGAGTACTAAACGAATTTACCGTGCTGACAGTTCCGTAATCGTCCCAAGTGTTGTAGGCAACGTCGATGAAGCCAAGGTTCGCCGGGTAGCTGATATAGACGAGCGAATAGTTGGCCGCATTCGCAGGCAGGGCGCAAGAAGCTCCCGTACAGCGATACACGGCGAATTTGTACATATTCGTGCCGGCTGGCAATGCGGGAAGGGCGATGTGGTTCGCAACTTGGAAGTAGAGCGTTCCTCCGGTTGCTGTAGTGCTGAACATCGGATAAATGCTGCTGACGTTGCTTGTGTAGGTGAATTGAGTCCCATTTAAGACCGTGATGTTGTGATAGCCGCCGAACTCGCCATCATCCGTTGATCCTCCGATGCGGACATACATTCCAGTAGCTAGGCCAGTCGTTGAGCCAACCGTAGCCGTTACTGTACCAGCCAGATTCACAAAACTGGTAATCGGAAGGTTGGTTGCGCCGAGCGTCGCGTTTCCGGCTGAAGTTGTTCCGATGGAACTTGCCGCCGTATAGCAGCCTCCCTTGCTGATGGCAATAACAACGTAGCTGTAAGAAGTAGAGCCAGTTGCACCAGGGACCGAGTGCCCTGTCCCAGGCATAGAAGAAGCAATCGAAGGCGTAACCAAAGGTGCAGACGGAGTCGTCCCGCAGTTCGTTGCTCCTCCACCAACTTGCGAAAGGCCATAGTTTTTTTGCCATCCAGTATTGCTAGCCACTACGAGCGAATTTGTGCCCCCGGTAATTGTTCCTGTTGTAAGCGGAATCGACGATGTGCTTACAGCAGAAGCATTGAATGGCGGGGCGGTAATGTCTACGCTTGGATTAGGTCCTCGGTTGCTATTGGTATCAGTGTTAGTCAGTACTCCATTTGTTTCATTAAGACCTGAAGCTGCGAGATTCGCACCATTCTTTGTCTGCACGTCTCCGTTGTTTCCAGCCGGATTAGCTCCACCGCCGCCGTTGTTGCAGGCGAATACTGAACCGCTCCAAATCTCCATGCAACCCAATGTCACGTTATAAAACTGGCCACCAGGATTGGGGATTTGCGTTACTTCTACCGTCGAATACCCGAATGATCCTGCGGTGGCTGAAAATCTAGGTGCCTTCACTCCAGCGGAAAAAAGCGTTGTAAAATCTTTTGTTCCTCCTGTGCAACTTCCGGGACTCCCTGTAACTATCGTGGTGATGTTTGTCGCTGGGGCAGAGGTGTACGATTGCAATGTAAATTGCCACTGGCTCCCTGCTGGGGAGATGCAATTATTATCTGGGATATTTCCTGAACCATGTCCGCTCCCGTCCAACACTCCAGAGAAAGTCTGTGGAACAAAATTCGCTCCTAGATATTTGTATGGACCTGAGAAAGAAGGATTGGGAATGAAAGTAGCGGTCCAGTTGCCATTTGTCCATGCTATGCCGTCAAGATCCGTGATCGTGAATGTTACCGATGTAGTCTGTGCGGATGACCTGATGGAAAATAGAAAGCACAGTAATATAAATAAGAATTTACCCTTCATCGTATGCTCTCTTTAAGTTGTTCATGGGTTGACCACAACATTGTAAGTAGTATTTGCCGGAGTCAAACTTAGTAACGCACATTCCTTCACTGTCACGGTATTCGCACTTGATACCCATGCGTGCCAAACTACCCCCGTCCCAGGGTCGGTTACCGGGCTAGCACTCGCGTGCATGCTTGTTGTCGCCCCAGCAATTGATGCCGTGCCTGTGTCGCAGCCTCCAATTACGAGGATAGTTCCAGTAATCGTTCCAGTTGTCCCACGCAACGGCGGAACCATGACCGTAACCAGAGTGTCCGTTACCTTGCAGACAGAAAGAAGATTCGTCGTAGTGTTGAAGAACAGCGTTCCAAGCGTGCAATTCGATGGAGACGCAGAGACAACCGTTACCTGACCGCCGACAGTCTGATTATTCTGGGCCTGAATGAAGTGGACCGTCAGCAGAATAAGGGAAACGCTCGCTATACCCGCAATGTACCGTTTTCTCATGTTAGTTGCTCAAAATCGGACTGATATTGTAGCTCACTGAAAAATTCGTTGGTGGTGTCGTGCAGGTTCCCACTGTGTTCGTCACCTGAATCGTTCCATTTGGCTTGAAAATTGTCGTGCCTACACCCGTACTTGTGTCTACGGAACTGTCCCACAAGGACTTCGCGGTGGTCAGAGTCAAGGTGACAGTAGCCGTTCCGTCCGAGATCGTGACGACTGGGGCCACAGTGCAGGCCGTTACCGTAGTTGAAGCCGCCTTGATATTCGTTATATTAGTCGCGGATTGCGTTTTGAAGGCGCACATCGGAGCGCCAGTAACTGTTGCGCCGAAAGTTCCGGTTACATAACAGGTGTTGGGGATCGGATTGTTAAGCAGGGCTTTTGGCAGAGTACCCGAGTAGGTTTGCAGATTCTTGCAATAGGCTACGCCACCAGCGCCTAACGCTCCCATGTTGCTGCCCACACTCGTATAGGTCAGAGAACTTGCGCCTGTTGCCGTGATTGCGTTCTGGAAAAACCCGTTATAACCTGCGACACCTGCACCATCCACTTCGATGCTGTCACCAACGGAGCAATTTGTGCTTGCGTTGGCTCCCAAAGTTGTTAGCGTCAGAACCGCCGAGGTGCCAGTCGATGTGCCGCTGACGATCTGGAACATGGACTCGCAGGTATTTCCCCCGTTGTCGTTGAACTGGCCGTTGTTCGTCAGGCATTTCCCGGTCCCAGTGCTTATCATGCGGACATCAGAGGCTTGTATCACTCCACCGTTGGCGATTACGGGACCGCCTGTGTTTGTGTCGTTGTTGAACGTTCCGCAGATTCCACCTATCCAGTGAAGGTAGGAGTTGGCGTCAACATTTAAGCAATGTCCTGATGGCGTTCCGAATGCCGCCAATCCCTCAAACCAGACATCCCGAGAATTAATCAACTGCGTGCAACCCGTGGCGTTGTTCCCGCATTCATCTACGATACTTCCACCGCGCACGCGGACCCCATAGCCAGTGGCACTACCAATTATATTTTGGAAGATCAGATTCGCTGAGCTGGTTCCATTGTTCGATGTTCCGATGTTATTGAGATCGGCGTTGCATGCAGTGCATTGGATGCCGATACCTGTTCCAGCTACAACGAACAGACGGTCAACGAAATGCTGGCCGCCAAGAAATACCGCAGGTCCACCGCTGCCCCACCGCTGCACCGTTACATCCTGCAAATTCACCGCTCCAGCAAGCCCCAGCCCCGCTGATTGGTTCGTGTTGGCATTGTTCGCGCCGTCAAAGGTTATCCCCTTGATGGTTATGTTGGTCGTACTTCCACCCGTGTTCACGAAAGCTCCCAAGGAGCTGTTATTTGTAAGTGGACATGGTGTGGCTCCGCTTCCTGCATACCAAATGGTCTGGTCGCGTCCATCTCCTAATACGGTGAAGCCATCCACGGTTCCCGTGAGGTTCACAACGCCATTTACCAACAGAGTGCAGAACAGATATCCGCCAGCAGGCGAATATAGTGTCGGAGCACCAGTGCTCGGTAACTTCTTACCTCCAGATTGAACGGCGGATGATTGGGCTATTGCCGCCGTTGCCGCTGCCGCAACCGCAGTGTCGTTTAGCGTTCCCCAAACTGCCGTGCAGGTGAAAGTGTTGAACAAGGATGCGTTGCTTGTCACAACGTGCGTTGAATCTGTCACGGAAACTATGGTCGTCAGTGCTGTATAGAAGCTGGAAGTTCCGTTGGAACAAAAGAAAGTCTTCCCTGCATCTCTGGCTTGAACGAATCCAGCCCCTGTGCAGGTCATAGTCGTGGTAGCGGCAGAAGTGCAAGCGCCCTGCGCTGTAGACAGAGCATCGTTGACTGCTCCATAGTTCACGACGTTGAAGACTGGGCCGGGACCGGAGGATAGTGGCAATGGTGAATTGGGAGCGGCCCCGCCCCCGGCAGATCCCCATGTTATGCAGGCATTCCCGGAAACGGCACTACAAATCTCCAACCCAGTTCCTAGCAAGTAAGTCTGTGAACCGATCACCGCAGCACTGATTTCACTTGTAGCGTAGACCACGCTTCCAGGTCCAGGGCCGATTGAGATAGCAGGAGGGGTTAGATTGATTGTCTGCGTTCCTCCCGTAACAGCCTGTGTTGAGCAGAATGGAGGGGAAGTGGCTTGCGGAGTAGCGCAAATAGTCCAACTCGATCCGGCTGGCGATATAGCGGTATTCGATGGGATCGACACTGAGTAGGCCCCAGAAGAGTTAAGCGATGTGATTATCGTTTGCGTGGGATTGAATGCTCCGCCAGTCCAGACGGAAGGCTTTATGTTTTGATTGGGAGCAGGAACAAAAGAAAAACTTACCGTTCCGTTGTTCCACGATTGGCTTCCTGCATCTGTAACTTGTCCTGATACCGTTGTGCTTTGGGCAAAGCACACCATTGGAGAACATGCGAAAATGATGGTTAGAAGTATTTTTCTCATATCCAACCGTACTCCTGTAAATCTTCAAAAATCTTGACCGTGCATTCTTCTAGGTCGTCACGCACTTGCGCGTTGGCAAACTTGATGTTCTTCGTTAGGTTGCGAACTCCGTACCATGCGCCTTCTGGACTGTGCCCCGGAGCGATAGGGCAGCATACAAGGCCGGTAGTTCCCGCTGTTACAAGACCATCCTCATCTGGTTCGGGATCAATCATTGCGTCATACAAAAACCAGTGATGCGGAATCTCTAGTGGGTTGATGCCCTTTATCGGAATACCGCGTGAGTGTCGTCCCGGCATCTCCTCCGGGTATGGCGGTAAACTGTACCGTTGCGAAGCCGCATACTTCGCTCTCAATTTCACTGGATTCGTATTTGGCTCTACAGGACCAGTGGAAATCGCGTACAAGAAATCGGAGAAGTTCGTTTCATGCTCTTGAATCGTGCAGAAGATAGACGCTGAAGCGTCATAACCAAAACGAGGAGTCCACTCCAATCCGAAAGCATGGTTCCGGCATACTATGGTATTCAGATCAATCATTCCTCGGAATCCCGAATCAGCAAGAAATTCTTTCGCTCTCCCAAGTCCATGCCTAAACAGTTTGTTTTGTTGGTCAATGTTCCAAACTAGGTTTCCCGCGCATCCGGTATTGGGACCGTAATCACCGGACATCAATTTCTTTTTTTCGATTGTGTGGTTGTGAAAGAAGAATTGCTCACCATCGAAATATGCCTCTGTGCTGATTTCAATTCCGTCTACAACCTCTTGCAAAAGGAAAGGGGCGTGCATTGTTTGCTCAAAGAGTTGATCGAGGCGTTTGAGCATGTCCTCTGGTGATTCGCTTACATAGGTTGCGGACGCATCTTGGTCCTCTTCACCGGGAATCTCGAAAGGTTTGTAGACGTATCGGGAAGGATGTTTTGCAAGGAACTTGCGAGCCGCTTCGGGGTTAGCGAACGAGTCCCACCGTGAAACTTCAATGCCGCACCGTTCCATAACTTCGATACCGAATAGGCGGTCATCTTCCAGACGTGAGGCAAAAACGCTGTCGCCTATGGTGGGAGTTACTTTAGCGATTTGATCGGCAATCTCACCGTGGCCCGTGCAATCAAAAATACACAGGTCATACTCTTCAAACTTTGGATTTTCAATAGGGGCTGGTATCAGTCCGCGAAGTGTGCGCTTCTCTGCTTGGGTAGGCTCTTCGACAAAAAACCAGTCGCATTGGTTCCCCTCTTCGATTAGACGTATGAGGAACCATGCCCCGATGCCGTGGGACGATGCGAGGAGGATACGCACATTCGTTTCAATCTTCTTTTCGCCTGGAACCGCCGCCGCCAAAGGTACGGCCTGAACCGGACTCGAATCCCATCTGTCCGCCATCCGCTGTCCCGTTCATTCCCTTGTGAACTACTTCCGCGTCGATTCGCGTGTAAGCCGGATCAACCAACTGGCCGTTCGCGTCCCCGCCCATGCGTCCCATTAGGCCGAGTTTGGAAGTATCCGAACCTGAAATCCCCGCCGTATTCTCGCCCTTGCGTGTGGCGCGAATGTCTGCCATCGCATCGCTTGTTCCGCTCAAAGCTGCACGTCCCGGCATGGTGCCTCCAGTTGTCTCTATCGTGAGACTTAGTAGATACTAGAACTCCTGGTACGTAAATTCAAGGGGAAAGTTACTGGTTCGATGAGATGGAACCAGTACCGCCGCTGTTGCCCAATACGCTGCTCAGGGAAGACTGTAGAGCAGGAGATTTTTTGGCAAGCGCTCTTAGGGTAGGAAGTAGCCCTTCAATGCTCCTACGGGCCAGCAATTGCGTTTTTGGATCGGTAATCGCCTTGCCTCCCGCTGCCCCTGCTACGGCTCCTGCCGCTGCGCCTACAACGGCTCCCTTTGCTCCTCCATGCGTGTAACCCTCGTAACCACCGAGAGCCGCTCCACCGCCAGCGCCAACTACCTTCCCAGTGAGTCCTGAGCGCACTACGTTTCCTCTCGCTGCATCCCTGGCAATAATGAGTCGGCTATGGATACGGTTAAGGTTAGAGAAGTCCTTTGCAGCAGCGGGAGAGAGTGCCGATTCAATGTCCTGGTTCAGCGCCGATCTTAGTTCAGAGCGGAACATTTGCTGGATGTTGGTGGAATCTCCGAAGGATGACCACTTGATTCCATCGTCAATTTCGCGGCGAAGTTTAAGCGCATCCTCGGCAGAAATAAAAGGCGAAGGCGTTCCGTACTGCGTAAGAATCTTGTTCTTCATTACCCAGTCTACGTTTGCCTGAATTGCCTTGTCCAACTGTGCGCGGTCAATCGGCATAGACTGCTCCATTTCATCGGCTACTTTAGCGGCCACTTGGTCAACGCGCTGTTTGAGAGGTATTGCCCTTGCCGCTCCGCCCTTGACTACACGCTCAGTCTGTGCCTGGACGTTGCTTCTCGCTGTCTCGATAGCGTGCGCCTGTTCTTCCACGGAACCTTTTACGCCAACGCGTTCGATAACGGTTTTCCCGACTTCACGCACGTCACCGACGTTCAATCGCTCCCACTTTGGCATGTCCTTTTGCGATAGTCCGAGATAGCGATTCATTGCCTCTTGCGTCTTAACCGCTGCCTTTGGTGAATACTTGGAGAATAGAGAAGATGTCTGCTCGCCAAGTACTCCGGTTGCGGCTGTATATAGCCCTGCCTTGTTCGGGTTCAAATCTCCATGAGCAAGCGATTGCCCTGCTCCGAGCGTGTAGTTCTTAATTCCAACTCCTGCGTATTTCGCTAGCCAAGGGTACCTCTGAATAATTTTTACCACAGCGGGAATGTTTTTTGCTTTCAATGCGGCTGACAGTCCTTCGATGGCTTCTGCCCCTGCCGCGAACTCTACAATTCCTTCTCCTACCTTGCCAACACTTTGCATCGTGTTGGAGGATTTCATCAGGTCTTCTCCAGCTTGGATGCCAGCCTTTGGCGACAACTTCTCGCCTACTACAGGTATTTTGTTAATACCCTTTGCGATAGTCATAGAGACATCGCCGGCAGCTTTAGCGAATCCAACAGAGTAATCTTTGTATCCTTCGACTGCGGCTTTGCCCACAGCTTTTGCTGTGTCCTTGGCACCCATCTCCTTTACGGGTTCAGCGGTTTTCTTGGTTTGGGAGGCAAGGATGGCGCTTTTCAGTTTCGCTTTCTGGTCAGGAGTCATCTTCTGAATTAATGCCTTCTGACGGTCTTGTCGTAGGGACTTGAAACGCTGCGCTACATCTGGCTGTTGTGTTTCATCGGGCATTTTATTGTTTCCTGTTGTGAATCAGTTCTGCCGCTGAATCAGCGTGCTCTGCTGTGTCGAATATTCCAAGATTCTCACCTGTCTTTAGGTAATGTTCCCAAGCCCTCTTAAACATAGCCTTTTCTTCCGCGCTTCCCTCTTTAGGCTTTTTACCGTCCGGTGTAAGAAATTTACCGTTCACTACGGTTGGGACCAGAACCTCCTGCCCCTTCTCGTTTTGGAAAGACGTGGAATATTCAGAACTGTGTGTTCCATCGGGATTTTTAATTACCGGACGATTGCTGAGGTCGAGATTACCTTGCTTAATAAGTCCGGGAGCGTTTTGCGGACCAAACTTATTCCAGTCAAAGATTCCCCCTATCATCCAGCATTTTGAGAATCGCATCGTCTTCGCTTGTATCCTGCGTTGGCCTGTAGGGACTATCGGGATTACCACCCTCAACCTGAGAGTTTTTGATAGAGTTCTGACGGATTTTCAAGTTGGTTCGCACCTGTTGAATGGCATCGTGAAATGTCTTTGTATTCCACTCTGCTTTCAAGTTTCCTGCGGCCAACTTCAAAGACTCATCCGTGGAAGAGTTCCCGCCCTTGTACACGGTCCCCAATTCAGATGTTAAATCGTTCAACTGCGCGTCGAGACGATTGGCTATACTTCCCGCTTCTCCGGGTAAGCTCTTAGCTGCGGTGAGCGCGGCACGGTTGAACTCTTTGAATCCACTGGGCAACCCAGTTTTAAGCCACTTGGAGTACAGGTCGTCAATTATTTCAAGCGAATCGCTAGTGAATTGCACGGCTTGCCGCAAGCGAACTTGCTGAGGTCCATTCAGAGTGGCGAGCAGTTTATTTGTCGCCATCCAATCCGCCTCCATCTTGGCGAGTGGCACTCCACGTCTAGCTAGTTCGGCCTCCACGCTTGCTGCGTTGCGATACAAACTCTTCATGGTTGGAGGCAAGTCGCCGCGTTCAATTCCAGCGGCAATGTCTTTGGCGTCTCCATTTGTCACCAGGGAAGCATTTCTCAGTCGTGCCGAAGCCTCCGCCGCTTTTACTTTCAAGGATGGATTATTGGGATTCATGAGCGCATCGGTTTGCGCCTTCTTCAAATCAATCGTGGCCTGCAATAGATCGTTCTTAGCGGCACTCGCGGGGTTCTTGTCGCGCTCCTCTTGCGTCATCACATGAACTTTAGGAAATCCTTGCGCGTCAAACTGTGGATTACCGTCTGAACCTTTGTCGAACGAATAGCCCGCTGACTCCATCTTTGGTAACACCTCGATGAAGGAAGCCTTGCGCTTATCTATTGCTTGTTCCTTTGCTGCTTTTATAGCGTCCTCTTTCGACGCGAAATTTAGAATAGATGCGCCTGTAGGAGCTTTAGCGGTCAAACCTGCCTGAACAGCTTGCGCCTGTCCCTGCGCTTGCGGCGTGAGTTGCTGTGCCTGTGGCATGCGCGACATGAGGTTGGCTGCGTTCCCCTGCACCCCCGGCATCGTCTTCTTTATCGCTGCAATCGCCGCTTGACGCTCCGGTGTGCCTGCGTTCTTATCGTCAATGCCGTAGCCCTTTGCCAACAACTTCGCGTTCTTCTCGTTCTTTCCGCTTACGAGGTCGTTCAGATTTTGCATGTTTTGGTCGTAAGCCTGCTTCGCCTGCAAGTAGCGTTGGTACGCTTCTTTGTCCTGCGGATTCTTTTTCAGTGCCGCCATTGCCTCTTGCATCTGGCCTTGGGCATCCTGCGAGCCTTTGGCATAGTTAGCGAAGTTGTCGAATACTTTTTGCTCCTGCCGTGCTTTCCTTTTTTGAATTGTTGTAGTGACAGCGCCAACTAGATTCTGGATGCTAGTGGAAAAGTTTTGCATCCGCTGGTCGCGCATGGCTGCGCCCTGTCCCGGACCAACGGCCTGAGTTCCTTGCTGCGGCTGTGGCCGGAATGGTTGAGGTTGTGGAACTTGATGCTGAGGAACTTGCGGAGCAACTTGAGTGTTCCCTGCCGCATTTGCCTGTTGGCCAGCCGCTTGACCGAGCATCTGTGTAATCAAGTCGGCGGGTGGTGCCTGCATCGGATTGGGAGGTGTTCCCATTTTAGAATGCTGCTACTCCGCCCATGATTGAACCTGCTGCTCCAGCAATTCCTGTCAAGTCAGTAAGCCATTGGCTATTCTGATTAGCTATTGAGGTTGCAGAGACTCCAGCGACACCTTCCATCAAGGAAAGTTCTCGGTTTTGTGACTGATCCCACATCTGGTTGTAGATATTTGCGTCAATCGCATTCATCTGCGTCAGCGCGTTCGATTCATAGTTTGATGTTTCTAGCGCTGCCACCGAAGAATCCGGGCTGATTCCTTGCCCGCCGAGAGTACCTTCTAGGTTTCCAAGCCCTAGTTGGATGTTGTGTTCCATCGCCTTGTTTGTGGCTTCTACTGTTTGCTGCGCGAGAGGCGCGTTGAATCCACCACCGGATTGCAAGAACTGGAAAATCATGGAACCTGGTCCCTGCCCATAATTCTCTTGCAGGCTGCGGAGGAGCGCATCGTTGCTTTGAGTGTTCAGGCCAGAGGCATTTCCACCAGTAACAGTGCTTCCGCCCAGCCCAGTAGTAGTAACTCCTCCTGGTGCTCCTCCGGGTGCTCCGGTAGGATTCATAGATACGGGCATTGTGGGCAGCGGAACTTGAAACGGATTCTGATTTGTGCCCGTTGGCGGTGGTGTTGGGTTTTGCGAGTTACCAAAGTTGTAGCTTCCCGGTCCGCCAGTGGCCGCTCCAGGAGCGTGCGGGTCATACATGATCGGCGCTTGCGGTCCTTGATTCGCACCTGTCGGGTTAATCGCCATGCGGGTATTCTACTCCTATCGGTTAGCAAACGTATACGGAGAACCGAGACGCAAAGAGATTTGCCTAGAGTTATGTCTTTCGTCTCGTTTCATCTGAGATTTCGCCGCTCGCGCTTCCGCCACATCAATTCCCTTGCTCTTCAAAATGTTGTCGAACATGGCGATATACTCTTGCTCTCCGCTCCATGTTGCTATTCTCCAGCAGGCGGCATACTGCACGATCTCATGCCAAGAATCAGGCATGAAAACGGATTGGGATGCGATTGCCGCTGTGCCGCAAATGCTCACGTTGTTTGAGGTGTACCCAGTTCCGCCATTGGAAAGGGTTACACTCGTAATCACTCCACCTGCACTACTGGTTGCCGTTCCCGTGGCCACCGTTCCACCAACAGGAGTGTTGAATGTCATTGGAATTGTCGTGAGACTTGGCAGGTATCCGCTTCCACCGGATGCCACGGTTATTCCCGTAATCGCTCCACCGCCAACCACCGGGGTGAGTACGGCAGGAATGAATGGTTCTGTATAAGGCATCGGATGACGTAGTTTCATGCGAACGAAAAAGGTGTACGGATTGTCCGGCGCTGGTCCAACTTGTAGGATATTGCCAAACCGCGTGAAGTAAGTTGGAGGTGCCGTGCCCACCGCGCCCTGCGTGTTTGATGTGATTCCATAACTGTCTTGGTCAACCGTTGGTACGCGCCGATAGTCGAGCGTCCGGCCTGCCTGGTTTACGCCACCTGAGAACCACATCCAGAATGTATAAACGTCCGTGATGTCTACAACGTTCTGAGTCTGGAACTGTGGGAACGCTGAGTTCGCGGAGATAGTAGCCAGTAAACTCGCAATTGAAATAATCGGTTGCGAGGTCGTCATCTGTAAAGGCGTAGCGGGAGGAACCGGGGTTTGGTACTTCAACTCTTCAAATTCGTATGTTTCGGTTAGTTCTGCAATGGATTGGCGGATGGCCGTGACAGGCTTGGAGCCATCGGAAATCACAGCAAGGTCTTGCCGATTCCCGTATTTGTTTGGGAGTCCGCTTGCCAGCGCTCCAATACTGGTGAATGTGCTCATAGAAGAAAAATCCTTAGCACGGCGCTCGATGTGTCGCACTTCAAGTATACGTTATTCAGTGTCCACACGGTTCCAGTATTTGGCAACTGGTAGAGACGGCAGGCGCGATCCGAGATGAATAAATAGAAACTCGGGATTCGGCCTAAAGTGTGGGGGACAGCGAACTCCGTGTTGGCTCCCGCTGGAGCGGTTACGTTAGCCCACTGTCCAGATATATTCCCAGTATAGTTTGCGGGGGAAGTTTGCGTACTCACACCGAAATCCAATCCGCCATTGATGGCTTGCGCCAACCCGAACGTCCGGTTGAGCTGCGACTGACGAGACTCTGTGTTAACGATCTGGTTGACTGGAGTGACTTGTCCCATGCTATTGAATGGTTCCTTTCGTAGAATCTAGGACTAGCATCGCCGTGGTTAGTCGGAAAGCGCACATCGAGTTCCACGGATTGGCGGAGTCCACAATGTTTGACGTGATACTCGCCTGAATCATTTCATCGCTCAACACCATGTCAGCATAGTACGTCTGGATGGGAAGACCTAGCGGCGCGTAGTTTCCCTGCATGTAAGGTTGCGTCTTTCCACCACCCTGCGTCCAATTCAAAGCAGATGTCTTTACGCTTTCTGCGAAAGAACCTTGCATCGTCACAGTGGCTTGCTGTTGCTGGACTGGAAGAGTAGGTGTGAACGGCAACGGAGCATTGTCTGCCTGAATGAGCAGGCGACGCTCCGTGTTTCTCTTACCGATAGCGATAACTTCACCCCGGAAAACAATCGTAGTCGGCGGCATGGCTAGTGGAGGATATAGCGGCCCGCACATGGACGAGGAGTAGAGGTTAGAGTTGAAGTTGTAATCCCAGAACACCAATTGCCCAACCGTTCCCGTCTGAGAGAACGCAGCAAGGGAACCAAAATTGGAAATGTACCCACAAAGGATGAACTCTGGCGCGAAATTGGCAATCACAGTTGAACCGAGGAAGATTGAAAAGTATCCCTGCAACTCTGACGCTTGAAAGATTGGGCAACTAAAGGCTAGCGCGGTCCCTACCGTACCAGACACGGTGACATAGGAATTTAAGTTGTCGAAGTGCCATGCGTTCTCGCTTAGGTTGCAATCGTAAATCGCGGCGTTGTATTGCTGAGTTCCTGTAGACGATTCTTTGTACGAGGAGAAAGTTAGAAGATAATGAAGCTGGCCAGAAACGTTCACGATGCTTGCGTAGTACCAAAACGAACTCCCTGAACCAGAGCCAACAGTGCCAGAGCCTACTAATCCGGCGTTGTATGCTACGGCCTTTTTGTCCGCTATGATCTTCGCAATAATCCGTGGTCCTATTGGTTGCGGTCCAGAGTACAAGTTCATCGAGTACACGTTATCCGAGGACAGGAAGTAAACTGTGTATCCGAACTGGGCTACAGTTCCTTTTACTGCCCCAACGCCCTGAGCGCTGGCCCAAAGGTGGTAGAAGTTAAACGGCTGAATCCCGGAGTTAGCGCTGCCTGGATTTGGGTCGCACTGTGTCAACCCTTGTTCGCGGAAGATGATTGCAGAGCGTCCCATGCCCGCTAGTCCGGTGATCTGGTCTGGAACATCAGCGAGAAGGTTGAATCCTCCAATCGTTCCTAGGTTATTTATGTTCGCTGGGTTCCACGGATCGGTTGCTCCAGAACCTGCGTACAGTCCGACTCCAGACCATGCAACCGTTGGCAAGACTCCAGTCCCAGTTCCACCGCCACCAGGGAAGCGGCATTGCGCTACGATCAAACGTCCAGCAAGTTCCGCAATGTACGCACCGCAGACATAATTTGTTGCCTGGGCAAACACGTTTCCAGCCGGAAGGTTGATGGAGAAAATCCCATTGAGCATCAAGCCCGTGAAGTAGACGACGCCATTAACCTCTACGAACGAGATGCAATTCCCTGGATCGGTAAGATTTAACTGAATCTCGCTAACTGCCCATGTGTGTAATAGAGAGAGATTGCCAGGAGTCACGGACGTTGGGAACGAAGCAGGATTCGCTCCGACGCTAATATAGACCGCAATGTTGGTGACGATTATGAAGTAGGAAAGAGGAGGAAGAAACTGTACGCCTTGCTTATACTGGCCGACGTGGATGGAGAAAATCCCCATCGTAAACTCATTGTTAGTGAAGATAGAAGTTTGGAATGGAGCATTCGCTAACCACGGCGCAGAGGTAACGAACCCATTTATCTGAGATGTGTTGATTGTTCCGTCAGCAAGGGAGTTGGGATCGAGGCAGTTGTAGGGAACTGAGTAGTCTAGTCCAGCGCAACGCTGTCCGGGACCAAAGTAAAGTACCTCTTGTTCGCCCTTTGGGGCCACACTATTTCCCGGCTCCTATTGCGATGGTCACTTCACCGTGCGTCATCGTGATAACTTTCAATCCACGCACCCACAGGAAAGTCCCGAAAGACATCGGTCCAGTATTAAGGTTTGTCGTTACGATTGCGTTTACAATATCTTTACCGTTTAAATCTTGAATAACTAGAGCGTCTCCAGTGGTCGTAAAATTCGCCCACACGATATTTACGATCTTGACCGGAAAAGCGTACAGCACGCCCGCTCCAGCAGTGTCAATTTTCCAAGGGTTGGCTGTCAGGTCGTTGGCAATAAGTCACCCCGTTTAAGTCGGATTCACTAAATCTGTTCCTTTGCGATAGTCAGAAACGCTCATCCCGTACTTTTCTGCTTCCATTTCGTCTACTTGCTGTTCGCGCCAAGGCTTGCAGGCATGAGACATCTGCTCTACGTTGCAACGATACATATTGCAGTGGATACAGCAATCGCGTGAATCGTACTCGTGCGCGACCGATTTTTCGTGCCTTCGGGCCACAAAATCTCCTAAGCGTAGTTATATTCTACGTCAAAGAACACTCCGTACAAGACTGCGTTTCCGCCCGTGCCTGTGGTCACATCCCACTCAAGAACATATTCTGTCAGTTTCGTTGTGCGGAAAAACTGTTGCGCTGCCGGAACAACGATGGGAGTGACATACATGGTCGCGCCAAACGCCGTTCCAAGACCGTTAGCTGCGTTCGCAATGATGTTTGTGGCCGTTGGAACGGCGGCACCATTTGCGAATATAGCCTGTGTCAATCCAATCGTGTTGACCGTCGCGGCTGCCGTGCCGATGGTGTATACCGCATAGATCGCCTCGAACGAAATCCCCTTTGGACGAGGGGCGGTTACGGGAGTCAACTGTGACACTCCAGTGTAAGGTGGCCTTCCTGTTATTCCTGCCGGGGTTGTAAACAAGTTTCCAGTGATCGGTGCATTGGCAGAATGGGAGTTTTTGATCGTTCCGAAAGTGATATGGGTTCCGTCAGGAATTGCGGTAATCGTTGGAAATTCCTGAACGCCAGAAGCAACTGTGTCGTAGATGACGACTTGCCCAACAGAGAAGTTGCCGCTCGTTATCACGTTGACGTTTACGTTCGCTCCAGCGACAACGGAGCCAATCTGGTAGGTGATCTGGTCGGGAGTAGGCTGCCCTTGTGCGCCACCGGCTACAAGAGAACCGAATTGCTCCTGTAGGTCATCCTGCACGCCTGAGCGGAAAAGCAGTGATCCCAAAGGAATCATTACCGTGTACGCGGTCGCCGTTGTCGGCAAAGACGTTCCGTACAATCCAGCGGCAGGTCGCGTTGCTACCGCACCTGCTCCAGTCGTGACATAGTTTGGAAGTATGGGGATGAAAATGTGGCCATCTGCATACGGGAGATCACTGTCAAGCCTTGCTTGTGTTCGAGACATCTTTTCTCCTCCCACCGACCTCGCACTCGCGTCGGCACATGGGGTAGTTGAGGATGATTACTATTCTAAATCTGCTCTCTTTTGCTCCCTGCGCGACGGCTTGTCGGTAGCTTGAGGAAGTTCCACATTACGCTCTGCGTATTGCGAATAAAGTATTTCCTCACGGCGAATCTCAAACCACTGCCCAACTTCAGATTTGAAATTTTCGTGCCCGTCCCCGCGTGTCAAATCCTCTACGCTTTTTACGTTACACAGAGGATCGCCCATTGGTCCCTCTAGTCCCAGGCGTGCTCCCTTTGGCGGCTTGATAAGCATTAGGTGAAGTACACATCCTCATCCGGCAGATTCGGTTGACTCAACTTCGGGTGCGGCTGCAAGTCCGAAGTGTTCTGCCTCAATCTCTTTGCAATATCCGATTCGCGGGATCCAAGCAATCCGAACGTTCCCCCAGCGAGTACATCGGAGAACTCTGGCGCTACCAGTCGGCCTTGTTCCCAAATCATGTCGTCCAAGTTTGAACGAATCCCGCTGCGTTGGCAGTAATGCCACGCGCCATGATCGGTATGCTTTCCAGGCCACCCCGCCACAAATCCTTCTTTCTACGGGCCGAGCGAACCGAAGGTATTGATCCACGTATCGGCACCGGCTGAATATCTTGCGATAGCAAGGAACTTCAAAGCCTGCTGGTCGAAGTCGCGGTCGTAGTCACCGTAGATCGGCTGGCGCTCGAAGAACATCAAGCGGTGCTCGTCCTTGTTTCCAAACAAGCCCCAAGCGGAAGGCGAAGTGAAGTACGAATGCACCTCGTACTGTAGGCCAGTGGCCAAAAGTGCGTTCACTTCGTTGTCTGTGGTGTACGGCTTACCAGCAGATCCCAATAGTTCGATGGCAATAAACTCCAACTCGGGCGGAATACGGAGCCACTTCGGTCGGGTGGCTACGCTGATACCGCGTGCGTTCGGCATACGCTGGAAACTCATCGTTGCGAACTGTAAAGCGGTGAAGCTCAAATCCGCGTCCGTCTGAGGGCGGTTTGGATACGTGCCCGATGCCGTGGAGAACGAAGATGCTCCAGGTGCGATGTTTGTCGCTGGCGTCCCGCCGAGCAAAGGATGTTGGTTGTTGAACAGCGAAACGCCGTCATCCACAAGCGTTCCGGTAGAGGAGAATCCTAGGTTGAACACGTTGGCCGCAGTCATTTCTTGGCCAAAGATATGCGACTGCACAAGTCCTTTCGGTGACTGCTCCATCATGCCGGTTTGATCGTCCTGCATCAATTCGTAGGACATGCGTGCGCCCAGCCCGTAGGTCTGATGCACGTAGCGCCGCGTACCGCCCTGGATCAAGTTGTCGTACACTACCGGCTCGCCTTCGTTCTTCGGCTGCGAAGGTCCGAACCCGGCGTAGTGCACGGCATCCTCATAGGCTTTCTTCGAGGGAAGCACGTTGAACCATGCGCGGAACTGTACGGAGCGCTGTCGCAGGTCAAGGAACTCAATGAAATTGTGGGCAACGTCCAAGGACATCGCCTGGAAGAACTGATTTCGGACCATCGTCACTTCGATAACCCTCCCCGACTAGTTAATAGTCGGCAACTCCAGATTAGAAGCCCTGGACAGAAGTCTGCTGGATGTTGAACGTGATGCGAATGCGCCCATTGTTCACTTGCGTTGTTGCCGATCCAGCAACCAAATCCTGCGGGTTAAGGGACACTACGGTGGCTACGGTATTCGTTCCCTGCGTCACCTTGCCCAAGTCCGCGTACCAGAAGTTGCTTGCATCCTTCGTCAACCCAATCTGCGTACCGACCAAAGCCGCAGTTGCGTTGTACGTCGTACCGGAGCTTGCATCCAACTGAATCTCGAAAATCGTGTCAGATGTGGCCAACGCAACGAGAGACATTCCATTGGCGAAAGGAGAACCGTGCAGCAAGTTGACTGCTGACGACTGGTTGAGCACTGTTCCGAAAGTCGGCGTTCCACCGGGGAATCCGATTGAACCGTAAAGAGGGGAAGCGCCCGCGCCTGCGGATGCGTAGTTGTATCCACCGATGAGTGAAACCCCAAGAATGGTTCCCTGCGAGGTGGAGGTAGCTACCGTTCCGCTCCAGATGATCGTGTTGCCGGAACCGTTAAGAGCAACCACCGTTCCCTGCGGCCAAGTCTGTGATGCCGCTTCAAGGAAGTTGGCAATCTTTTCCTGGTTCCCGGAAATCGTGCTCACGGGAATAATGGGAAGATGTAAGGAAAGGTTTGCAGCCATCTAGGTTCTCCTCTATTCGTTTGGTGCTTTTCCCAAACCTTGAAATTCCGTAAGGGCTTGCGGGGTGTGGTAATACCGAATGTGATCTTCCTTGTGCTGGCCTAGTCCCCGCGTGGCTTCGTCTTTGTAGCCGTTGATGCTGCCTTTTTGTTTTGCCAGCTCAATCCACTCGGCGTATTTGATGTACAGCTTCGCTTTGTGAATCTTCATTAGGATCAAATCGTTGTCTTCAAGCGCCCCGTCCTGGTCGTTCAACCCGGCGAAGTAACTTTCCAAGTCCTGAATCTTGGCAGGAAGAAATCCCAAGCTCCGTCCAACACCGACGCGAACCCCGCCCTTGGCTTTCTTGTTGAACCAATGTCCGGCCCATTGCGCGTCTTTGAAAACAACAGTTAGATTTTGTGGCATTCGACCGGGCTGTTGATCGTAGATGGTGATGGGAAGTTTGTAGAAATCCTGCTCGCCCATTTCTTCGAGAGGTTTCGGGAGGACGATGGTAGATTTGTCCTCCATTTCGTACTTGTACATTGTGCGGCCATCTTGCGCCATGAAAGAGTTCGGATGTTTCAGGGTTTCTTTGTTGAGGGCTGAGTCTTTGGGAGGCATTAGTGCGGCCTTCCCTTCCAAATGTCTTGTGTAAGCAATTCTCCGTCCGTTTTGATTCGGTCACGAAGAAAGGCCATGTCCTTAAGAGGCTTCCCGCGATTCTTGAAGAACTGTGCCATCTCAGGATCGAATCCGAAGTTTGGATCGTCCGTGTCTGTTCCTTCCCCACGCGGACCGCCACCTGTTCCGAGCAAACTCGGGTAGCCTTGCCGCAGTTCACCCTTAATCATCTTGTCGCCAATGACTGTGCGGATGTGCCATTCCCAAAATCCTGGGTGAGCACGTTGCTCAAGGGAAATCTTTTCTGCCATTCCCATAATTTCTTTTCCGTATTCGCGGAAGGCAGGGGCGAGGGTGGGATTCTGGCGAGCACGCATCTCGTTCAGTTGCGCTTTTGTTTCGAGGCTAGCATTCTTCAAATCTTTGGTTTCATCGGAGACGAATTTCTTTGGGTCGGCCAGCATTCTCACGGCGGGGTCAGGATCATCGTCGTTCTTTTCGATGACAGGCTCTCTCGGAGAGGTGAGCGCGGCGAGGGAGGTTTTTATTGCTTCGAGTGTTCCCTTTACTTCGTCTACTGCCTTCTTCGTGTTTTCGACATCATCCTTCGATGCCGCAGAATCCAATTTTGTTTTCAAGTCCTCGGGCTTCATCCCAAGAATCTCTTCGGCGGTAAGTTGGCGCTGGAACATAGAGCATTGATACTAGAACTACTGGTACCAATGCAAGGAAAATAGAAACCCCCTACGAATTTAATAGTTTATATGCTATATTTGAAAAGAAAACGGAGGTTCTAATGTCGTCAAAGGAAATGGTTGAGTTTGGGAGGAGTGGAGAGTGGAGCATATTGAATTTACTCCGGTACTACAAAAGGAGGGCTATTAGAACGTCGCGTTCTTTTGATATTCTAGTGGATGAAAAAATCCGAGTAGAGGTTAAGACGGCAAGGCCCAGAAAACATAAAGCAGAACACATCCTTTGGCAATTTAACATTCATCGACACGGGAAGATTCCCAAAGATCAACCGGATGTATATGTCCTTCGGCTCGAAGGAATACCATCCTGCCAAAAGGCGGTACATCTTTTGATTCGAGGCCCTGTTTCGCAGTACGCAATACAGGTCGGGTTGAGGTCCCTCCTAAATCAGCAGTGGCATACGCAAGTTGAGGATTTTTATAGCTTGTTACGAGGCACATTATCCCTATAAGATAGCGCCATGCCGGTCCCAGTAGAAATACCGCTCTCCAAAGAACTGTCCAAGACACAGATTGCCGAAGTTGACACCTATTGGAAGGAGCGCATGAAGTCGCTCAAGCACAGCTTACGCGACATACGTGAAGAAAAAGTAACGCAGATGCGGAAGATTTACTACGGGACTCCACGCGAAAAAACTAAATCCTTCCCCTGGCAGAATGCTTCCAACGTAGTCGTGCAGCTCGTAGGGAGCTACATAGACCAGTTCACGGCCAAAGTAGTTATGGCTACGGTCGGTAGTGATCCGTTATTTGTCGCTGGATTGCAAGGCGAGTGGAAGCGCGAAGAGGAAGCCGAAGAACAGCGAGAGGCAATTCAGGAGTGGCTCTCCTTTTCTGGCCTTGAGCCTTCCCACTTAAATTTGATGATGAAGTACCCCATCTGGATTCGTACGTTTGCCAAGTACGGATTGGGAGCGGTGAAACTGTTGCCTGAACTGGTTGTCGAGAAAGTCGCTGCTAGTTATTCGGAAGATGGCGGCGTGCAGTTCCAAGAATTTATCCGCCACGATGGGCCTGTGTGCCTCAACTTGATGTTTGAAGATTTTATGATTCCTGGGACGCAGAAGGAACTGGAGCGGTATCCCATCGTTGCTCAACGCGCTCGCATGGAAAAGTTTGAAGTCGAACGATTCTTGAACGACAAGACGTTCGACAAAAAGACCGTCTTGGAAATTCTCAAATCTCCAGACCGGCAAGGGCCAGAAAAAACAATCCGTGAGATCGAGGATGGGCAGGGAGTCAAATCGGATGACGGTGGACCGAACTCCGATGAGTGGGACATCTACGAATCCTACTTCCCATACGCCATCAACCGACAACGCTTCCACGTAATCTACACGGGCCATCTGGAAAGTGGAAAACCGATCAAGAGGGTATTCAATTGGCTCCCGGAAAATTCTATCCCCTACTTAGTGGCGCGGCTTGGCTCCGATGGCGAACGCGCCTACGGCTTAGGCTTCTGCGAGATGTTGAAGGACTATCAAGAGGAAGTGACGGCTATCCACAACCGTCGTGGAGATGCTTCGACCCTGGCGAACACGAACCTATTACGCGCTGGCGACGGTACACAGCTCGACTCCAATTTTAGCATCTACCCGAACGCGCTTGTAACTGGACCAGAAGGCTCCATTGAAGTAATCCCACTCGGACGCACAGCCAATGAAACCATCAAAGACGAACAGCAGACTTTACAACTAGCTACGGATCGGGCTGGCATTGGCCCATCTTCAAGTGGCTCTGGCTCTGGAACCGTTACGAAAAAAGGTCAATATAGTGCTCTTGGCGCTTTCCCGATTATGCAGGAAGGAAACACGCGCTCAAATTTGAACATCACGGAGTTTAGGACATCCCATTACACTCTTGGCCGTCAGAAACTTTTGTACGATGCTCACTTTGGAGTTTCCGAAAGAGACATCCGCGCATTAGGAGAAAAAGGCGGAAAGCATCTAAAAAAGGCGCTGGACAATGTACGGCAAGGAAGAATGCACCTTCCTATTCGTGCGGCTACTGGCTCCGTCAACAAAGAAATTGAGAAGCAAAACTTAATGCTTCTCCTAAATAACATTCGCGCTCACGACCAGCAGGTAGCGCAACTACTCCAAGCTGCGGCTAACCCGCAGAATCCTCCTGAGATTATGCACTTCCTGTTGTCCTCTACAGTGGCCGCTACGTTCGTCATGCGGCGAATCTGTAAAGAGTTCGGGATCGAAGATCCCAGCGCCGCTATCCCCGATTTGCTTGGCACGGTCATGGACCGCATCACAGGAATTGAAAAGCAAGTTGAGATGCAGAAGGCACAGCAGATTGCACAACAGATTCAGCAACGCCAGCAGCAACCGGGAGGCGGTCAGCCGCAGTTACCCGCTCCAGGTGGTGGACCGCAGGCGGTTCCACCGGCCCAACAAGCGCAGCGTGAGGATATGCCGAATGAGCGAACCCAGTAACGAGATAAACGAAATCAAGGCGAAATCTTGGAACGAGTGTATTTCTCCTCGGCTAGAATCTATCGTGCGTTGGTTCAAGCATGAAGAGTGGACGTTAGGAACTGGTGCCTTTCTTGCTCACCAGAAAAACCAACTCCAGAAACTTTTGAATGTAGGCTGTGACACTCAGCGCAAGGAAGATCAGCTCCGAGGACGCATCCAAATGCTCGAAGAACTCCTGGAAATGCCTTCCGTAATCGCTCGCCAGATAGAACTCTCTGAAAACGAAAAGAAAAGGCCAACTCCCAGTGGCACGGCTGGATACTAGTTTTGAGGCGGTAGCTGAGAAGGTCGCGTCAACCTCACCCCGTAAGTGGGAAATTCTAACCCTACAGGAAGATTGGAAGCCTGAAATTAAGATGCAGGTGCTACGCCTTAACGCGCTAGGCTCTCTTTTCAATTTCGAGTTTGTCGTTCTTGGATACACCCGACTTACACCACACCTGCACGGAAAATTCATCTGTTCGGAACTTGAACGCGAGAAAATCCGCACGCTAATCGAGTTTCCCCGTGACCATTTCAAAACTACTTGCGCTACTATCGGCGCTCCGATGTGGTGGGGGCTGCCGTTCACCGAGGAAGACGAACGACTAATGCGTTTGCTCGGTTACGGAGACGAGTGGATACGCTGGATGAAGCGGGCACATAACACATGCACTCGCACGCTAATTGCTTCTGAGACTCGGCCAAACGCTCGCAAGTTTGGGGACAAGATTGAAAATCATTACGATGTGAACCGACTTTTCAAGAGCCTCTTCCACGAAATTATCCCTAGGGGGAATGAACGCTGGACGCAGGATTCACGCATTCATAGACGCTTGAACGATGGCACGTACCAATCCGAAGGAACCTACGACTTCATAGGAGCAGACGTTGCTCTCCAGTCAAACCACTACGACCGCATCATTGAAGACGATTTGATCGGTGAGGATGCAGTGGACTCTGAAACCGTGATGCGTGGTGTTATTGACTGGCACAAAAAACTACCTGGCTGCTTCGACTCCATCCCCGGAAATCCCGACGAACTCGGAGATCAACTAATAATCGGCAACCGTTGGAGCCACAAAGACCTGAACTCACACGTCCGCGAAAAGGAAAAGACCTACAAAATTCTGACTCACGGCGCAGAGGGAGGGTGCTGCGAGTTCCATCCTCCAGGCCTTCCAATCTTCCCGGAAGAGTTCAGCATGATTAAGTTGAATCACATCCGAGAAACAGAAGGCGCTTATAACTACTCCTGCCATTTTCTAAATAATCCGACAGCTCCAGGAGCAACCAAGTTCAAGAAACATTGGCTCCGAGATTATAGTCGTAGCGTGTGGGAAGTTGGAAAGTTAACAGCGCAAAATACGGCAAACTATTTTCAGTTGTCTCCCAAAATGCGGTCAATGACTATTGAGCAAGTGGATAAAGAATCTGGTGCGAATCCGCGAGGGTTGCGCTTGGCGATGCACCACGAAGTATCTATCGGCGAAGTGATGGACGATGTTCGTGCCGCCGACCTAGACCGAGTGATGCTAATTCGGCCAAGCTACGCTAGCGAGTGGGGAAGTGTTCGCAACGCTATTCTTGTTTTGGGAATCTATACTCTCCCAAAGGAACACCGCCGCATTTATCTGCTCGACGCATGGGCGAAGGAATGCAGCCACGAAGAATGGATCGACGCGGCAATTGGTGAGCGGTCAGCGAGTCCCGGACTTGCATGGAAGTGGAAAATCCACCGGCTGTATGGAGAGTTTGAGACTTCGGCCCAACAGGGGTGGGCAAACCTGTTCAAAGAGAAACTGAATCTTCGCTCGGCTACAAACCGATTCGCAATTTACCCAGTGAAGGCGGAGCACAGTGAGTCCGCGAAATTCAAGAGCATCGTAGGAATGGAAGCCATATATCAGAGTGGCGCGTGGTGGATGCCGAAAGAAGGCGAAGCCCGAGATTTGTTTATACGTGAGTACCAGGACTTTCCACACGGCGCAACAATGGATTTGCTTTACTTGGCAGGACTTTCACCTCATACTTTCGGACTAAGTAGCAGATCGGAGCAACTGAAATGGATAGCCAACGAGCAACAGAGACACCGGGAACGGATGCAGCATATCGGGAACGCGGGATACTGATTAATCGAACGAAACGCCTTCCTGCCTACGAGACTCTGCACCTCGACACTGGCATATCGTTGCGAGTTTTTCGCTCACAGTGGATTTCCTTCCTCGACAAACTCCTAGAACGAGAATCGTAGTGGACTACCCTGGCGGACTCTGGCCTTTCATCTGTGATTGCGAATGGTATTTCGAGGGTTCGGAATGGCTGTGGGATTAGCCGGTAGATTTTCGGCTCCGCTTTATCGCTTCCAATAGTTCGCTGTCCCCTGCGGTTCCTATAGGTCGGCCAACAGTTTCTTCAACCACCCCAATTTCGTCCTTACCCGCCAATATCGCTAGGAGCTTCGTAGCAGCGATAATGTCCTTGGGGTCGGTAGAAGTATCGGAAACCAGCAAGATAAGCCGTCTGACGCCGATTGTGAGGCCCAGCGACACCATCTCCGATGTACTGGGGAAGTCTTTCTCAAAATCTGAGGGTTCGTTGAAATGCTGAACTCCATAGAAGCGGAGAAGTGATTCACGGGTCATACTAGTTCGTCGTATCGACAGTAGGTGGAGGAGGAATTTCAGGAGTGGTGGCCTGAGTTGGGGATTCCTCCTCCTTTCCGCTGTGGGCGGAATCTGTTGCCTGAATCTGCTCTACTGCGCCTACCTCAGACTCAGGAATTTTAGTCTCAGCGGTGTCCGCGATTTCCGGCACGGACTCCGACGCAGGCCGAGAGTTTTGCCCCGCAACCAGCGAAGCGATTTCTTCCTCTGGCACGCCTTCTGCTTTTCCACTGTACCAGACGTGTGCGGCGAACTGCTTGCGTGTCGCGTGATAATCAATGCGTTCCGCTCCCGGCGTGAAGAAGGCGTTTATTTTTGCGGTGCCAACCGAAACGCACTTCTCGCCTTCTTTTGCACCACAGGTTTCGCAAGGAACGGCTTCCACGATCAAAGGCCAATCTTTCCCGCCGTTACGTCCTTCGAGTGCGGAGATGTTGTATCCCATGTTAAATCTCCTTGAGCAGTTGTAGAACTTCCGCTTCGTGCATCGTGAAATAAGTTTCCCCACCTGGAGTGTCAAGCTGGTGGCCTGAGTAGCGAGAAAAAAGAACGCGGTCCCCCCACTGGTAGTCAACGCACTGCGGACCAACCGATACGACTACGCCAGAGATTGGCGCAGTCTTGGCGGCATCGGGAATAATCAACCCTGCGGGCGTTCCAACTCCACGGCAATGCTCGCACAGAACAAACCCGGACGCGTACCATAGTGCCTTGTCGTCAGACTGGATTTTGTAGTCGATGTTCAGGCTTCGTTCGTATCCGAGAACTTGGCAGGACCGGCAGCCGACTTCCGGCGCGTCAATGCCCACGCGATTACCTTTGCACGTTGGACAGACTTCTTTTGTGTGACCAGCTCCCTTACAGTATCGGCAGGAGTACGCGGATTCCATCGTGTCTCGCAAAATCATTAGCCGGTCCCCGGCCACCGCAGCCGCCATCGTTCCGGTGAAAGCGTAGAACTGTAATCTTCCGCGCTGAGACTTCCGTTGAATATTCCCGCTTGCTCGCTTAACGATTGAGGCCATCTTTGGATCATCGAAAATCGCAGCGGCGAGTTGCTCTTTAGCGCCTTCGGAAAGGTTCCCGATACTCTGACTCAGTTCCCCGTTGCGCTTCGGGAAAACCAGAACATCTTCGCCTGATGCGTGAACGTCAACGTGGATAGCATCTATCGGGGGTGGGGCAGCGCTTCGATTCGCTACGCCGAAGTCTTTTCCCTCCAGGTGCTCGCCCAATTCGTCTGCGGCGTTTCCTATTTTTGTTGGGTCTGCCATCAACTCACCCTCGGCGGCGGAGGAACGGAATCCGCTGGCGCGATCTTAACAGACTTTTTAGCTTCTTCCATTACCTGTTCGTGCCGAAGCATGATGAACCACTGAGCACATCCAATCTCTTCAATCGGGACAAGTCCCTCAGTGTTGAATCCCATTCTTCCTGTGTTCGGGTCGTACTCAAGTATGATGCGACCGATGGGGCGGCGTAACTTAGCGAGTTCGAGGATTTGGTTCTTTTTGGTGGGGTCAAAGTCCACGTTACACTCCTCCTAGCGGACCATGAGAAGTGCAGCGGTGTCCCGCCATTTCTGCCACACGGCAAGGCGTTACGCGAGAGCGTTCATCACATCCAACGGCCCACAGCCAGAGTATCGCTCCGAATACTGCCAAGATTTTCCTCACGCGCTCTCCTCCAATTTCTCAATCGTAACATTTTCAGCCGCGCTGACGTAGAACACGGCTACGGTTTTTCCGTCTCGAACGATTTTTAGCATTCGGGGATCGTCTACTAAATCTCCACCCATAAGTTCAGGCTTGTCTAACTTTTTCCCGCACGCCCACCCCTCACCGGATACGCGGCCTACTTCGCAGCCGTCCACCTTGATCGAATAGGTATCGCTCATGGCCCCTGACTCTCTACGATGCCATGCTCGAACTGAACTCTCCAAGTGTTGTGCGGGAGGTTGTATCGCACGACGTATTCCAGAAAATCCTCGCGCTTGAACAGTTTCTCTTTCGTGTACGGCAATCCGGGCATTCCAAGCAATGCTCTCGCTGGAAACAAATTCTCAGGGCCGATGATGAGCGTGTGTGGCCTGCCAAAATTTAAGCGCGTTCCGTGATTGATGGCTTCTTGTAGAGCAGTCATGCTTAGGTCGCAACCAACGGGAAGAGTGAACGCCTGTAAGCCGAAGCGAAGGCCTACGAGCGCAGCAGGAATAATCGAAAGTGCTTTGAAAAAATCTCGCCGCGTGCTCATTTGCTCACCTTCGCCCCGCGCCCGCCGCCGCCGTTCTTCGCCGCAAGCGCGGATTCCCCAGCCACCTTCTCCATCGCCGCAGCTTTAAGATATGCGCTCAATGGAATCAGTCCTGCCGCTCGCTTTATCTTCGCGTGTTCCGCTGGCGTGACAATTACTGAAATCCGCACGTTGTGCAGCGTAGCGCAAGCGTGTTACAGTGTCAAGGGGAGATTTTATGCGCGCACTTTCGCTGTGGCAACCGTGGGCCTCGCTTATTGCTGACGGTCGCAAGAAGATTGAGACGCGACACTGGGAAATGACTTGGCGTGGACCGCTGGCAATTCATGCGGCGAAGAAAGTTGACCGCTGTGCTTGCGTTACTTTTGGATTTAATCCAGATACCATCCCGCGTGGAGCCGTTCTTTGCACTGTTCTAGTTGTAGCGTGCTCTCGGTTCCCTTGTCCATCTATGCCCTCAGATGTTTATGGAAATTTCGATGATGGACGTTTCGGTATTCTGATGGAACTTATGGAGATATTTAATCCGCCCATCTTGGCTGTGGGCCATCAAGGGCTTTGGAACTGGGAGCGTCCGTGACTCGCCCAACTGGAACCTGCCCTGAGTTTAGGAACGTAAGTAAGCCACACGAAGAATTGTGCTATCGAGCACTTTGCTGGTTAAAGGGAACTCGCAGATGTAATCCGGTATTTTCAGGAATTGCTTCCTGCTCAGAAATTCCCGATGCGATAGGTTGGTCTAGCAATGGTTCGTGGTACGGGAGCACGGTATTGGAATGTAAAACTTCGGTACAGGATTTTTGGGCTGACCAGAAAAAACATTTTCAGTGGAAGCACAAGGAGAAGGGCTGGAGAATGCCCGCGCAAAGATTTACAAAGAAGGAAGCGCGGGAGTTTGGCTACAAAGAGGTTCCGCTTACCGTGATGGGGGATTTTAGATTTTACTTTTGCCAGGACGGAGTGCTTCCAAAAGAATTAATTGCCAAGCACAGACCGGATCACGGACTGCTTTATCTTGTTCGCGGAAAGAAAGGTCATGGCGTGGTGAAAATAATAATCCCTGCTCCGCAGAGAAACAAAGTAAACAAGGAAGGGGAGATTCGTTATCTGCGCTTCGCCATCATCAACAGTAAGTATCCGCACTTGGAGGCCGAAAAGAAGGTTGGCTTGAGGCGGCTGACCCCACAATCTATAGTCAGGATGTTCCCAGACACCACAAGTAATAGTGTCAGTCAAGTTTAATAACTCTATTACTAGCGTACTAGGAATACTGAAACTATATCTTGTGTAGTACCCGTAGAAAAACTACCATGCCTTGTGTCAAGAGAATACTGTGGTCCGCGTGAATGGAAGGTTTATCAATGTTTACGCCACCTTTAACGATGCCGGCGGCGAAAAAAAAAGAATCGAGCCGCGCAAGTTTGGCAAATCCCGTGCTATCTTTCTTGGATGTTTGCATGTATGAATAACTCCAATCGATCATGCGACCAGCGGGAGCAGAGAGTCCCCTACCTGAAATTCCCCACCGATAGCAAAAAGGTAAACAGTATCTCTGTGAAGTAGTGTCTTG